TCTGAAATATTAGCAAATTGTCCTATGGTAAATAAAACAACCCCAATTACTATGAATATTTTAAAAATATTTAACCATGATTTTAATGAAATCCAATTATTATTAATATCAATATTTTCAGACATTTTTATTTTTATATATATTTGATATAAAAATAAAATATACTATTTTATTAAATGAGTATGTTCAATATTAATCAAAATCACCCATTAATTCCAAGAGAACAAACTTTTTTTTTAGATAGAAAATTAATATCTTTTCATTCTTATGATCGTGATATAAAAAAATGGCCGAATGCAAATCATTTTGAAATAATATTACCTGAATCATTAGATAATGTACAATCTATTCGTTTAGATACAATATCTATACCAACTAATCAATATGTTTTCAGTAATGAAAATCAAAATACAAAGTTAAGTTTTAGTCTTGAGGCATATTCTTCAACACAAAAAGTTTTATCAATTACTATAGATGATGGAACATATACAGCCGAAGAACTCGCGTTAGCAATACAAACAAAAATGAATAGCACAGTAGCTAAAGATATTAATGGTCCTTATGATAAATTTAGAGTGAAATATAATAGTTCAACTAATACTATGTGGTTTGGTAATATAATGCAAACTTTTGTTCTCAGATTTGATATTCAGGAAAAATATGATGGTATTTGTAACGGACAAAAATTAGTATTTGATCAATATACTAGATGGGGATTACCTGCCTATTTAGGATATAAGAAAGCTATCTATACAGCAGCCGTTACACCATCTCGCTGGGAACCAACTGGAGCAAAATCGCAAGGTTCTGATTATGGTTTTGATTATGAGTATCCAACAAAATGGTTGGATAATACAACTACAAAACAAAACTATTTCGTAGATGTAGATAATTTAGTTCCACCTTTTTTCTTAACGGATGAGGAGAAGAATGTATGGCCTGAGAAAAATGCAGTTTGTAATATTGATATTATAGGCGATGATGTAATTTATATGGAAGTTGATAAATATAATTCAATGGATGAAATTGCTCCATATTCTGAAAATACATCAAATGCTTATAGAAATGATTATAATGGAAAAATTAACAGTGTTCTTGCTAGAATACCATATCGTTCTAAGTGTGATTTTGATAAAAATAATGATTATTGTGGAAAAGTTAATAGTGCATTTTCTAAAATTCCAATATTAAATGGTCATTTTAATAGAATTGTTGATTCTAAACATGATAATCTAATGAATGTATCTGTCTATGAACCACCACTAAAAAAATTACGTCGTCTTAAATTTAAATTTAGATATCATGATGGAAGATTGGTTAATTTCAAATGTCTTCCTTTATCATTTACTCTTGAGTTTAATATGCTACGAGATGAACAGTTAAGAAGTAGGAATGTAAGAATTTCTAATATTTACAACTAAGAACAATTACTTTTAAACAAATTAATTAGATATGTTTCTGATTTACCTTTCCATAAACTATCCTGTATTTTTTCATTTTTACTAACTTTAAATAATTGCTGAAGAGAATAAAATTTAGGTTTGTTCATGTTTTTTTTCTTATAAAATAGATATGGTCCATATTTACCTTTTCTAATTGATAAATTTTCATTTAAAATTTTTATTACATTCGGATTTGAACTTTTCTTTCCCGAAAGTATACCTTCCACATCTGAAAGTGTTATTTCTTCTTCATTTTTTTTTATTCCTTTTATGGAAAAGTTTTTTCCATTGCATGTAAGATATAATCCAAATTTACCTTTTTTAAGTATAACATCATTATTTTTATATTTACCTAGATTTTTACCACCAAAATTAGGGTTTTCAACCTTTATATCTTCAATATTATATTCACCTCTCTTTAATTTATCTAAGTCCAAATTCTCTTTCACATTAATAAATTTTGTCTCTCCATTTTTTTCCATTTTAATAATAGGTCCATATTTACCAACCATATAAACATGATTTTCATCAATTTTAATATGTGCCTTTTTTTCTTTGATTTCTTTTGTTAGTGATTTCATTGTAGTATCACATTCTCTACATAAATCCTGCCACTTACTTTCACCATTTGATATATCATCTAATTTGCTTTCCATATTCTCTGTATACTCATATACAAATAAAGGATCAAATTGTTTAAGAAGGAATTCGATAACCATAACACCCAAAGGTTGAATGATTAATTTATTTTTTTCATTACCAAATGTTCTTTTTATATCAATCTCATCTAGTTCATCATCTTTTAATTGATAATCAGTGCAGTTAATTTTTTTGCCTTCAACATTACCTTTTTTAACATATTCTCTTTCCTGAATTTTTGAAATTAAACTTGAAAATGTTGATGGTCGTCCAATACCTTTTTTCTCAAGCATTTGTACTAATCTTGCCTCTGTAAAATGTGTTTTTAAATTTTTTAGATTTTGCTTAGCATATATTTTTTGGTATTCTACTGCTTTTTGCTTGATGTTCTTTATAAAATGATATAATTCAGCAACTTTATCATAACCATTAACTATTAACCAACCTGGAAAAGTAACCATTTCTGTTTTATATTCATATTTATGATCCATAGGCGCAGTAATTATTGCTTTTATTACATTTAATATTGCATCAGCCATACAACTTTCAACAGTATTAGTCCATATAAGTCTGTAAAGTCGGTTTTCTTGTTCTCCAATATTTACATGTTCTACATTTAGTTTCGTAGGTCTTATAGCTTCGTGAGCTTCTTGTGCGTTTTTATCTTTTTTTTCACCCTCACCAATTGTAATTTTATTCAAATTTGTATTAATATACTCATTAGTAATATTCCATTTTTTCTTTATAAAAGGTACAACTTCTTTTACAAATTGTTTACTATATTTTTTATTATCAGTTCTCATGTATGTAATATATCCATTTTCATAAAGTTTTTGTGCTAATTGCATTGTTCTTTTTGGTGAATAGTGTAATTCATTAGATGCTTTTTGTTGAAGAGTAGATGTTGAAAATGGAAGTGGTGGCTTTCTGAGTGAATTTGTTGGATCTTTTGGCTTTAAAAGTACATGATCGAAATTTGCACTTTCTTCCATAAAATCTTCTATTTCATCTTGAATAGTATAATTATAATTTAATTTAAATAATAAATTTTTTTTAGTGAAAATTCCTGTTGTCTCCCATACTTTATTACCAGGACTTTGATCTATTTCTTTTTGATTTTCATATACCAAACGTAATGCAGGAGTCTGACATCTACCGGCAGAAAGTGAAGTTTTTTTATTTCCACTATGAAAGAATTGTTTCCATAAAGTTGGAGATATTGTGAACCCCACCATTCTATCTAATACTTGTCTTCCAAGCTGAGCATTAACCTTTTCCATATTAATAATTGTTGGAGATTTTATAGCTTTTTGTATAGCTGGTTTTGTAATTTCATGGAAAATGATTCTTTTTGTACTATTTATTGGAAGTTTTGCTAATCTACATATATGCCATGCAATAGCCTCTCCTTCTCTATCATCATCTGTAGCTAGAATAACCTCTTTAGCTTTTTTTATAGAAGCTCGTAGATTTTTGATATACTTTCCTTTTTCAGGTAGAGTTTTAAATTCAGGTTTATAATTATTATCAGCATCAACATTAGTTAATTTATAAATATGTCCGAAACTAGCTATACATTTAAAACCATTTCCTAGGTATGATTCTATTTTTTTGCATTTTGCAGGTGATTCAACAATAACTAATGAATACATGTCTTAGATATTGTTGTTTATAATATTTATAATCTTTTTCAATTTATATTTTATTAATTACTTGTAGAAACATTTAACCCTTTTGACTTAAATTTAGCCCAACTAATATTTCTAACAGGTTTTTTTTCTTTAATTTTTTTCATATTTCCATTTTTAATTTCTTGTTTTTCATAATTTTTTTCATGTTTTAAAGCACTATCTACATACATTTTTTTTAAAATTTTACCGATATCAACTGAAGCCTCATGTTGATCTACATCTCCGTCCTCAATTTCTTTTAATTTATTAATAAATGCAAGTAAGATATTAAGATTAAGTTCATCTTTTAGAAGACGATTATAAATATTTGTATAATTTACCCATAAGAAATTACAATGTGAACTAGCTAATTTATCAAATTTTTTTTTATCATTTAAATAAATGCGGTTATATTTTTTTTTTAGATTAATAAATACTTCAACGCTTTCTTTAATTTTTTTACTATGTTTTAGTTCTCTTATTTTTTTTGTATTATCATCAGCACCATATGATTTAACCATGTTTTGAAGGTTTAATCGATCTTTATCGCTTAGATTACTCATATAATATTTTTTATACAATAATCTTTATATCAAAAAATATTTTATCATTATAAATTAATGAGTAAAGCTTTTAAATTACCAAAGGTTTCTGTTAGAGCACTATATCCATCAGATGCACTTAAACACGGTCACAATGAGACACTTGAGATGAGAGTAAGACATAATAAAAGAATATTTCGCGCTGGAGGTAGATCAAGAACTATTAGTAGAAATACTGAAAGGGCAATAGATCAGAGGATTGAAAATGAGAGAAAAAAAAAGAGAAGAAAAATATTTGAACTACTTAAATATAGAGATAATATACCCAACGAAAATCCAGAAGAGTATGAATATACATTAAATAAAATAGACGAAAAAATTAGATCATTAAAACAAGGAGGTAGAAAAAATAAAACAAAAAAAAATAGAAAAAAGAAAGGGGGTAGCAAAAATTGTGGTTGTGGAAGTACTCCTCAAACAGTTATATCATATCCAGCAGGTTCATCATCATCCATGTCTCCTAATCCAAATAGTAACATACAATCAGCGCAGCAACAATTTGCAAATTCTGCGTGCGCTAGTACAGGCGATGCCATGGGTGATTCATGGAGTCAAACAGGAGGTTCGGATTTAGGGAAATTTATTGAGAATTTAAATAACATGTCGGGCGGAAAAAAAAAGAAAAGAAAAAACACCAAACGATCAAAAAAAAATCGCAAAAAAACTAAAAAAGGTAAAAAGAGCAAAAAAACTAAGAAAATAAAAATATATTCAAAGCGTAAATAAATATAATAAAATAAAAATAACAATATAATTTAGTATGAAATTTAGTGATATTTTAAAAGCAGTATTTATTATATTTTCATTTTTTTTAACCTATATAATTAGTGCACTTATGACTAATATGAGTAATATAAAAAAAAATTGGGCGTTATATAAATGTAATCCTATGATAATGCCTTTTGCTAATTATTTTGGACATGATGTAGAAAAAAATTTTACTGAGTGTGTCGCACAAATGCAACAATATACAATGCCTATACATACTGCCCCTCTTTCCGCGGCTCAAGGAGTATTACATCAAAATATTTCCAGCTTATCCGGACAAATTAATAATTTTAGAGACTTACAATCAAAATTACGCCCTAATATAGCAGGTAATTTTACAAATACTTTTGGTATATTCAATAATGTGTTAATTGAGATGCAAAAATTTACAGTATCATTTAGAGATATGATTATGAAATTACTAGGTACAATGACTGTGCTTATGCATTTATTACAAGGTCAACAAAAATTAGGTGAAAGTATAGTTAAAGGTCCAATTGTAGGTGCATTAAAAGTTATAAATGGTGGAAAATAAATAAAATATATTATTTTTAGTTTAGTATTATAATACAAATAATATATATCAATATGAATAGTAATTTGGAAAATTATTTGTTAAGTAAATATTCTGATAAGGATACATATTTGGGAAAATATAGTGGATCTGTAATTATAACTATTTTAACTTTAACAACATTTGCTGTAGCATTTGGATATAATGAATACAACGCACAATTAAAATTTTTAAAAAAAAACTGGAATACAATAAAGTGTAATCCTCTTTTCATTCCTTTTGCAGGTATTATTAATGCACCTAAAGGTGAATCTGCATTGAACTATACTGAAAAAAATCTTAATGAATGTATGTACGATGTTATGGAAGATATTGTAGAAGTTGAAAAAGCAGCACAGTCTGCAGCTCAAACAATTGCGAATGAAACTGTATCCGGGTTAGATGAGGCATTGGATGCTGCTCGTTCTTTAATAAGTGAAGTAAGAAATTCATTATCATCTATATTTTCAGGTATATTTAGTAAAATACATAATACAATGATTCCAATTCAAAATATCATGATTAAATCAAAAAATAATATTAATAATACACAAGCTGTTTTATCTACAGCTATGTATACAGGGGTAGGGTCAGTACTTGCTTTAAGATCATTTTTAGCAGCTTTTTCATTTATTATTATAATGTTTATTCTTCTTTTAAGTGTTGGAGTATTTCCTGTTGAGATAGCAACAGGATCAGGTTTAAGTATGATACCTTTTGTAGGATGGGCTCTAGCTATACCATTTTTTGCAGCTGCAGCTGTTACTATTGGGTTAGTTATTGCAATTGTTGCTATATTTGTTCCATTTAATACAACCTTACAACAAATTCTAACAAATACACAAAAAATAAAACAATCAAGATATTGTTTTGATGGTAATACAGAAATTTTAATGAAAAATGGAGAGAAAAAGAAAATTAAAAATTTAAATATTGGTGAAGAATTATTTGTTGATGGAAAGATAACAGCATTTATTAAACTATCATCAAAAGATCATCACATGTACAGATTAAAAAATATTATTATCTCAGGATCACATTCATATTTAGATAGCAATGGGTGTATAAAATATGTTAAGGATCATCCAGAAAGTATTATGTTAAATAATTATTATGAGCCATACATTTATTGTATAAGTACTGAAAGTAAATATATTAATATTGAAAATATTGTATTTTTTGATTGGGATGAAATTACTGAAGAAGAAGTTTCTAGATTAAAAACTAACTTAAAATATGAATTGCCTTTTAACTTTAACAAAAATATGATTCATTGTTATTTAGATAGTGGTTTTTCACCAGATACTAAAATAGAATTGGAAGATGGACGATGTGTAAATATCAAAGATATTGAAATTAATGATATTCTTAAATTTGGTGAAAATGTTTTAGGAATTGTAAAAATAGATACAGAAAATTTAAATCAAGTTGTAGAATATAATATTAATAATAATTTAATTGTAGGTTCCAATAATTTAATTTTTAAAGATGAAACTTTAGGAACATATAAAACAACCTTAACCTTATGTGGAAATCAAAAATTAAAACCAAAATATTTATTTAATTTGATTACTGATAGTAAAACATTTAAAATTAATAATGTAGATTTTCTTGATTATAGATTTTGTTTAGAACATTACCTAATAAAAAATAGTTTTCAAGAAACCATTCTTAGCTATTAAAAAATTATCTATTAATTATGTATAAATAATGGAAATGAAACTATTTGGTATTAAATTCAGACCTTTAGTCGTAATTATGTGTGTTCTTGTAGGAATGGTTATTTCTGGTTTTGTTCTTGGTTCTTGTTCCCGTTTAACATTAGCTGATGTTAAAGAAGGATTTATGAGTATGGGTTCATCTGTTGATTACACTATGGGAAATGGTGTAAAAGGTTCATACGATACACGTTCATTAGATTCCGTCTCTCCTAATTTAGATTCTAATAAAGCAGGTGCTCTTCCTCTTGCTCCAGGTGAGATGTTCTTATTTGCTAAAAACGAGTTTAAACCCGAGTGCTGTGTACCTTCCTTTTCTAGTGTTAGCAATGCTGATGGGTGTGCTTGTGTGACTAAAGAACAAGTTGACTATATTAATATGCGTGGAGGCAATCGTACATGTAGTTCTCTCTATTAAATTAATATTAATTTAAAAAAATGTAATTAATATTAATATGAGCTGTTTTTGTATAAAAAGTTTTCAAAATAGAATACTTTATAAGGAATGTAAAAAATGTAATTGTAATTTTAAAGTTAATATAGGAGGTAGATCAGAAAGAAGATCATGTAATTATCATAATTTTAAAAATAATTATTGTTATGATTGTGGAATTTTTAGACACCAATTACAAAATGAAAACTGTTTTCATATAAAAAATTATGAAGAATGTTTATGTTGTATCATAAGTTAATAAACATTTATTGCAATATTTAATAGGATGGTCTTCTAATAATTCAGGATATAAATCAATACTATCATTCGTCCATTCATGATCGCATTTTAATTTAATGATATTTGTTAATTCATCTAATTGTGTTTTTTTTTCTTGCATAATATTTTTTAGCGCAATGTATTCTCTTTCGATATTTAGTCGCATTTCAATTAAAAAATTAATGTTATTACTATTATTATCTTCCATGATATAGAATTATTTTTTTTGTTTAAGTATATTATATAATGCCTTGCACCGCCTGTGGATCTTCTGTTAATGCAACAAAAAGTTATCAATTAAATAAAACTAAACAGAATACTAGTAATACTACTAATACTAGACGAGTTGTATATTTAACACCTCAACAAATAGCTGCTATTCGTCAAAGACAGCAAAACTGTAGACGCACTTTAATTTTTACTTAAACATACATTCCAAATGGTATTTTCATTTTTTCATCTCCTTTTTTAATTAATTTTTTTACAATATCTGGTGTAATTGTAAATGGATATTCTACTTTAATAGTTGCTTCTCCATCAAATAGTTTGCTATCAGGTTTCATAAGTGTATATAAGTTAATTTTAGTATATAAAATTTCTAGACATCTTTTAAGATTTCTAACACCCTTTTCACCTTCTGTGTACTCTTTAACAATATAGCTAAGAGTATCATTTGGTACAATAATTTGACCTTTTTCAAAATTAATATTTTTTTCTATCTTTGGAATAAGATAATCTTGTGCGATTGTATGTTTTTCTTTTGTATCATATCCTTTAGTATGGATACGATACATCCTATCTTTAAGAATTGGATTTACTTTATTTTCATCATTATAACTGAATATAAATAAGACTTTACTAAGATCAAAATCAACATTTGAGAAGTATTTATCATGAAATTGCGAATTTTGTGTAGTATCTGTTAAATGTGTGAGGATTCCAGTGATCTCTTCCCCTTTTGGCGTATCTGATATTTTATCTAATTCATCAAAATAAATCACCGGATTCATGGTTTTTGATTGTAGTAGAATATCTACTATTTTCCCCCATGTACTACCTTCATACGTGTAGGAGTGGCCTTCCAGAAAACTACTATCAGTTGCTCCACCTAGTGCTAGAAATGCAAAAGGACGATTTAAAATTTTACTAATACCATTTTTAATTAAGGTAGTTTTTCCAGTTCCGGGAGGTCCTTTAATTGCAATTGCTGAACCTACACATTCAGGATTAGCAATCCATTGTCCTACAAATTGCATTATTTGCATTTTTGCATCATTTAGTCCGAAAACACAATCGTCTAGTGTTTTTTTAGCACTTTCCATAAAATCACTGCATGAATCACGTCCGTCTTTAATAGATACAGGTAAATTATTTGTAATACCAAAAGGAATACGCATAAATGTATCTACCCATTGTTTAATTTTATAATATTCTCCAGAACCAGGATCCATATATTGTAGAATATTGATTTTTTTCATAGCCACAGATTTAAATTCAACAGGAATATTGGACTCGAGTAATGATAACCTATATGGTTTTTCTACATTTGAGAAGTCATTAACTTCTTTAAGTTTGCGTAAAATAAGTCGCTGATCGTCTAATTTCATTTCTTTAAAATATTTGAAATCGTTCATAACATTTTTTTCTCGTAACATCTTTCTAAGTTTAATAACATTCTTATTTTTCTCTTTTTTTGCCTTTTCAGAATCTTTTTTCTTCTGGCGTTTTTCCTCTGCTTTAGATAATTGTTCGAATTTTGCAAGCATTGCTTTAGATCCTCCACTCTTTTTTGATTTTATAAGATCTTTTAATTCTTCTAATGCTTTTGAATATGTAACATCATCGTCCGTTTTTTTTCTAATATATTTTGCATGCATTAATTTCCATTCAGTCTTATCTAGATCATCATCATCTAATTTGATATTATATCTATTTCGAGTACAAACTTTAGTAATAACGCCACTATATTCTTCATCCCATTGAGCTCCTTTAATCATAACTTTATCTTTTGTTTTAAATTTAGGCAAACTATCATTTTTTCTTTTTTCTTTTTTCTCCTTTTCTTTTATTTGCTTTTCAACTTTTTCCATTTCTTTCGTAAATTTTTTTTCCCAATTTTTATCATTCTTAATTTGATTTTCAATCTCATTTTCTTCATCATTATTATCTACAGATTCTTCTTCCTCTTCCTCTTCCTCTTCATCTTCCTCTTCCTCTTCTTCTTCCTCTGAATCATCTTCTATATATTCAAAATCATCATCTTCAAATTCATCTTTATTTACATCACCAACTGTAAATATAATGTTAAATTTCATATTTTGATTAAGCATATCTTTAATTTCATCTTCATCATAATCTTCAAAATCAAAATCATCCATTTCTAATTCTTCATCATAATAATCATCTGGTTCTTGTTCCGATTCATCTTCTTCCTTTTCATCTTGCTTTTTTTTAGATTTTTTATTTTGTTTCTTATTTTGTTTCTTATTTTGTTTCTTATTTTGTTTCTTATTTTGTTTTTTATTTTTCTTACTTTTTGTTTGTAGTTTATCTAGTTTTTCAAGTTGTTTTAAACGTTCTTTTCCAGCTTTAGATGGAAATATTTTTTGAATAAATTTTTGTAGTTCTAAAGTATCCATATCATCATCTTGTTGAATTTCTTCTTCTAAATCAGGAACCCATTCACTATCAGAACTATCGCTAGAATCATCTGATTTATTTATTTTATAATTCTTTTTTTTATTTTTAACATTTTGTCTGGTTCTTTTTTTAGGAGATTTCGGTTTTTTATCTTTATCTTCTTGTTTACTAGGCATTCTTAATTTTTATTGTAATTTTATTTTTAAATTTTTCAAAATCAATTTAATTTAAAAATATTTAAATAAATTACTTAAATAAATAAAATTGAAAACTATCTAAATATTCTACACGTAATATAAGAATGACTGACACAAGAATGAAATCCTCAAGAATTATTGGATTACAATTTAGTTTATTATCGCCTGATGAAATTAGAAAAGGATCAGTTGCAAATATTGTATCACGCGATACATATGTAAACAATAAACCTGTAATAGGTGGATTATTTGATCCGCGTATGGGTGTCCTTGAGCCAGGTTTAATTTGTCCTACTGACGGTCATAATTATATGACTACCCCCGGTTATTTCGGACATATTGAACTTGCAAGACCTGTATTTTATATTCAATATTTAAATACTATATTAAAGATCTTACGATGCGTATGCATTAAATGTAGTAAATTATTAATTTCAAAAAATAAACATAAACATATTCTTGATAAGATGGATGCTCGTCATAGATGGCTTTATGTATTTCCTATTGCAAGTAAAATTTCACGTTGTGGGGATGATACTTGTGATGGTTGCGGTTGCAAGCAACCAAAAAAAATTCAAAAGGAAGGATTAGCAACAATTATTGCTGAATGGGCGAATATTGATAATATTGCAGATGATGATGGTAATATTAAAGATAAATTAACTATGCGTTTTACACCTGAAATTGTTTTGAAAATTTTCAGAAGAATTTCAGATGAGGACGTTTCATTCATGGGATTTAGTCCTACGTTTTCACGACCCGACTGGATGATATGTCAGGTTCTTGCAGTACCTCCTCCATCTATTAGGCCTTCTGTAAAACACGACGCACAGCAAAGAAGCGAGGATGATATTTCACATATTATTGTTAATATTATTAAAGCAAATAATACATTAAGTGATAAGCTTAAGCAAAATGCAACATCAAAAGTAATTGATGATTGGACTACAGTTTTGCAATATTATTGTGCTACAATGATTGATAATCGTATCCCCGGGGTAGCTTCTGTAGCGCAAAGATCTGGACGTGCTCTTAAATCAATTAAAGAACGTCTTGTCGGAAAAACAGGTCGTGTTAGAGGTAATCTTATGGGAAAACGTGTAGACTTTTCAGCACGTTCTGTTATTACACCAGATCCGAATATTTCAATTGGACAATTAGGTGTTCCTAAAAAGGTCGCTATGAATATTACATACCCAGTTACTGTGAATAAACGTAATAAAAATTTCTTGACCTCTCTCATTCTTAACGGTCCTGATAAGTATCCTGGTGCAAAAATTTTGCAAAGAGTGAATGGAGATTCTATTTCATTAAGATATACTGATAGAGAATCTATTGAACTTAATGATGGTGATGTAGTTCATAGACATTTGATGGATGGAGATGCGGTATTATTTAATCGTCAACCCACCCTTCACCGTATGAGTATGATGAGTCATTTTGTAAAAGTTTTACATAAAGGTTCAACATTTCGTTTGAATGTTGCTGTTACTAAACCTTATAATGCTGATTTTGATGGTGATGAAATGAATCTTCATGGACCACAAGATGATGAAAGTTCTGCAGAATTAAGATTACTAGCTGCTGTTAGACGTCAGATTATTAGTCCTGCCAGTAATAAATCAATTATTGGTATTTTCCAAGATTCACTTCTAGGAAGTTTTAGATTCACACGTCCTGATATTAAATTTGATACACGTACTGCAATGAATCTTCTTATGAGTGTTAAGAATATAAATCCTAAGTTATTAAAAAATACAAATAAAGAAATTAGTTCATTTGATATTCTATCTCAAATTATTCCTCCAATGAGCGCTCATTTCAAAAACGGACAAAATAATGATAATACAAATAATTTTATTGATATTACTGCAGGAAATTATTCTAAAGGACAACTTGATAAATCAGCTCTTGGTTCAGGAAATGGGTTAATTCAAAATATATTTAATGATTTTGGATATCAAGCAGCATCCGATTTTATTGATAATTTACAAAATATAGTTACTGACTACATGAAATTAAGTTCATATAGTGTGGGTATTAGTGATTTAATTTCAAATAATATTACTAATAAACGAATTGCTGATAGTATTGTTGCTAAGAAAAAGATTGTAGCTGATCTTATAAATGATACACATATTGGTACTTTTGAAAATAATACTGGAAAAACAAATGAAATGGAATTTGAGAGTCGTGTTAATTCTCAATTAACAGCTGCTCTTAATGATGCAGGAAAAATTGGAAGAAATAGTTTATCAAAAGATAATCGTTTTGTTATTATGGTTGGAAGTGGGTCGAAAGGTTCTAATCTTAATATCGCGCAGATGATATCTTGTCTAGGACAACAAAATGTAGATGGTAAGAGAATTCCTTATGGTTTTGAAAATCGTACTTTACCTCATTACAAAAAATTTGATGACTCGCCAGAAGCTCGCGGCTTTGTGGAGAGTTCTTTTATTCAAGGTTTAACTCCAGAAGAATTGTTCTTTCACGCAATGGGTGGTCGTGTAGGTCTTATTGATACAGCTGTTAAAACAAGTCAAACTGGTTACATTCAACGACGTCTTATTAAATCACTTGAAGACCTTAAATTATGTTATGATGGAACTGTACGTAATAATAAAAATAAAATTATTCAGTTCTCTTATGGCGATGATAATATCGATCCAACTAAAGTTGAAAATCAAAAATTACCATTGCCTGAAATGAGTATTGAGGATATTTATAGTCATTTCCAAATCCCTAATGACGATACGAGTAATGATGTATCTACTGTTAATTATACAAAATCTGCACTCAAAAGAATGAAAAATCAAAAAGATGAATTAATCACTGAAACACAAGGAATTATTGATTATATGATTGATGCAAGAGAAAAGTTAGTCAAACATGTATTTAATTACAGCGATAATACAACAATTCATATTCCTGTTAATTTTAAACGTATTATTGTAAATATTGCAGAACAACTTAAATATCAGAAAAATTCAATGGTAAATATTACTCCTCTTGAAACATATAATGTTCTTAAAGATAATTTTGCAACTTTACAAACACTTGGATTTGGAGCTCCATCTAAATTATTTGAAATTGCATATTACTATTATTTATCTCCCAAAAATCTTCTATCCATACATAGATTTAATCGCAAGGGTCTTGAGGTACTATGCGCTAAAATAAATAGTGAATACAAAAATGCTTTATGTAATCCTGGTGAGATGGTTGGTCTCGTTGCAGCTCAGAGTATTGGTGAACCTACTACACAGATGACACTTAATACTTTCCATTTTGCAGGTGTAGCAAGTAAGTCAAATGTAACACGTGGTGTTCCTAGAATTGAGGAAATATTATCATTAAGTGAAAATCCAAAACAACCATCTACTACTATTTATTTAAAAGATGATGAGAGCGCTGATAACGTTAGGGCACAAGAAATTAAATATACACTTGAGTATACTAGTTTAAGAGATATTACAACATCAGTTAGCATTTGTTTCGATCCTGATGATCTCCAAACCCTTATTAATGAAGATAAACCACTTATGCAAGAATACGCACAATTTAGCTCATTAATTAATGAGTGTGCTGGAAATACAGATTTTAATGAGGAAGATGATAATGATAAATCTAAATGGATTATTCGTTTTGAACTTGATAGAGAAGCCATGCTTGATAAAAATATAAATATGGATGACGTACATTTTGCAATTCAACATAGTTATAAAGATGAAATTTCATGTGTATATTCAGACTTTAATGCGGATAAACTTGTTTTACGTATTCGACTTGATAAGAGTTTAATTACAAGCAAGAAAAAATCATTAGATCAGTCTGATGAAATTTATAAGCTAAAGAATTTACAACTTAATTTACTAGATAACATTATTCTTAGAGGAATTAAGAAAATCCCTAAGGTACTTCTTAGAAAATCTGTTAATCAACTTAAAATGGTTGATGGTAATTATGAAAAAGAAGATATTTGGGTTCTAGACACCGTTGGAACAAACTTTCATGATATCCTCACATTAAAAAATATTATGGCTGATAAAACATATAGTAATGATATTCAAGAAGTTTATAGAACACTTGGTATTGAAGCAGCACGTCAATGTGTATTTAAAGAATTAGAAGAGGCTTTTGAAGATGCTTCTTATATTAACTACCATCACTTATCTATATTATGTGATAGAATTTGCGCTACCAAAAAAATGGTATCTGTATTCAGACATGGTATTAATAATGATGATATTGGTCCTATTGCAAAGGCATCATTTGAGGAAACACCGGAGATGTTCTTACGAGCTGCACGACATGCTGAACTAGATTTAATGACTGGAGTATCTGCAAATGTAATGTGCGGAGAAGAAGGATATTTTGGAACCGGATTCTTTCAAGTAATGCTTGATATTAAT